ATTAAAAAGAGTATTTAAAAAGAAAGGAGAAATAATTATGAGTAATATAGGAAATTTGGCATTTGAGGATGCAAGAATCATATTTAGAAACTTTGAGGGTAAAGAGGGTAAATACAATCGTGCTGGTGACCGTAGTTTTTGTGTGATTATTGAGGATGATGCTGCCGCAAAGCAATTGATTGAAGACGGATGGAATGTAAAAATTTTAGAGCCTCGTTACGATGATTCACTTTATTATATTCAGATTGCGGTATCGTACAAAAATATTCCGCCTGAGATTTATCTCATTACAAGTCATGGAAAGGAGCTCATGACTGAAGATATGGTTGCGGCTCTGGATTATGCTGATATTTTAACAACGGATATTATCTGCAGGCCATATAATTGGGAAGTTAATGGCAAAACTGGTATTAAGGCATATCTTAAAACAATGTATGTGACAATACAGGAAGATCAGTTTGCTGGAAAATATCAGTAAATTATGATATGAATGGCGGTTATCCTTATTTCTAATATACGCAATAATATATAATGAAAGGTAGGTGAAAAGTTCTCATTTTTCTCATTTTGGATAACTGCCGTTTATATATAAGTCGCAAAAATTACAATGACTATAATGAAGGAGGTGAATATTATGAGCATGGATGAAAAATGGAAACTTATTGAGAGTTCCGGTAGTATTATAAATGATATTCCAGAGTTACAAAATCTGACTGATCGTTATTTAGAGTTATCTAAGACATTAAGAGCGATTGGTCAGTTTGAGTTATCTGCGGAATGTTGTAAAATGACTGGAAAATTTCTTGATAATATTGAGTGTTTGATTAATCTGTCTAAAGAAATTCACAAAACTATAGAGGAGGCTTAGGCCTCCTCTCTTTTCGCAATAATTACAAGGCTTATAATGACACTAATTAATATTTTGAAAGGAGATTTTATATGAATAAGGAGAAAACGATTGATAGGATGCAGGAGCACAAACTTGAGATTGGAAGAGGAATAATGCTTGGTTGTGTTATGATCGGAGGTGTTATTGGTTATAAGATTGGAATGAAACGAATGACCAAATTAGCTATGGACGAGGTTAATGATACTCTTGAGCAATTATTTGCAGCTAATAAATATCGATGTTTGGATGCGGCAGGAAATATGACAAACAATTATTTGGCTTTCAAATGGAACGATTAGTGTAGTTAAGAGCTGGTGGAAACACTAGCTCTAAGCTTTTAGCCGTTGAATGAAGTAAAACTAAATTAAGCTTTTGATATTTTGGAAAGGGGTGACATTTTATGTATCAATGGAGTATTATAGAAGAACATGAGGATTCCTATATTAGGTGCTTAGGGGTATATGATAAATTCGAAGAGGCAGTTGCTCAAACATTTATAACTATTAATGATACTATAGACGATCATTTTTATAATGATCCTATGTTTTCTGATGACTATAAAATTAGCAAATTATGCGAGCTGGAAGTAGATGCTGGATATGTTATAAATTTAAAGGTAAATCAAACTCAATCTGGAAATGCTGCTATGGAATATAATTATTATTTATTATGTTCTGAGAAAGGATAATGAAGATGAAAAATTATAATGTAGTAATAATCCGAACAATTAACGATGATTTTATAACTTGTTTAGGGATTCGAGATTCTTTAGAAGCTGCATATGGTGTAGCATTCACGGATATATTAGCTTTAAGTAATAGCTATGATCCAGAAAACACAGTTAATGTTGAGTATTCAATTTCAGATTATACACAACTACCATATGATGGTAATACAAGTACTGCCAAGTCTAATGGATGGAAATTTATTTGGACCATCGATGAAACCGATCGGCATCCAAAACTGGAAATTCAATATTATATATTATTTTCAATAGAGGTATAGGAGGTGAATTATGAAAATAAAATGTGATATTTGTGATTCGGATTTTACATATGAAAGTACAAACTTTAATTATCTTGTTATTGCTAATGATAACCCTCAAAAAGGTTTTAATAAATTGAATAATGCAAGAACATATTATTGTTGTATGAATTGTATGTCTGATTTTATGACCTATCTATACACAAAACAAGGAGAATAGGAGGTTTATTTGTGATTGGATGTACTTGTGATATTTGTGGCTTAAAGAGCAATAATATGAATGGTTTAAGAATTACAATGCCTCAATATACATGGAGTCATAGTAGTATCCATTTATGTGAAAGTTGTACGATTCGTTTTTGGCGGCGGATTCATAAACACCCAGAAATGAATGCCTATAATATTTTAAAAGACATGACTAATATGGAATGGGAATGTGATCAAAAAGATAACTAGAAAATAAAGGGGGTTTTATGGGTACTTTTAATTGTGATATTTGTGGGGAAGAAACTGAATGGCATCCTAAACAATGTATACTTGACATTGGCGAATATTATACTCGATGTCTTTGCCAAAATTGTCAAAAGAGGATTATGGATATAATTGATATCTTGATAACAGAAAATACTACAAAACAAGGAGATTAAAACAAAATGAAATGTGATATTTGTGAAAGAGAAATAACATTGATAACAACCCACCAATTTAACAAAATTATGTTTGGTGTGGATACTGGTAGTGCTTTGGCTATTAAAGCTGGGGCTACAGTTTGTAATGAATGCTGTAATAAGATTATTAAATTTATTGACAGCATCAGTTCTGGAAATGCACATGGAGGGATTATATTATGAATTTTTCAATTAATGATTGTGAATATTGTATTCACTGTAGTGTTTGTAGGTTTTATGAAAATTACATGAGGTTTGTATCTGAAACGAGAAGTTTATTAAATAAGCCTAACACTCAAAGTTTTGAACCATTTCGTATTATGATAACTTGCAATCATTTTAGACATTTTGACGAAAAGGAGAAAGAGAGGTGTGAAGAATATTGATCTGTAATATGTGTGGTAAAAAAGACATTGATACGGATGATATTTTTGAAGTATTGATCGATGGGTCACATACGGCTTTCCATTTGAATGTTTGTGAGGGTTGTGCAAATGAAATTCTTACCACCATTATATGTCAGCAGACAACTACGATTGCTAAGGATATGGCAGATATAGAATCCCCTATTGGTAAGATGTCTGCAGAACAAACATTTCGAGTAGTGAAAGCTATGATGGATGCAAGTGCGGATCGGAAATATCAGGATACTTTGGAAGAAATGAAAAACGATAATTTGGAAAGGGGCGAATAGTATGTGTGTTTGTGATATGTGTGGTCAACAAATTGCAGATGCTAAAGATGCGATGCATTTGTCATTAAAGAACGATTTCTTATCGAGTCTAAATTATGATTTGGAGGTTTGTTTTGGCTGTGCAAATAGTATCCTTGAAGCTATAACAATTTGTCAAATAGATACTATTAACAAAAAACTTATGGTTGATAAGGATAATTTACAATCTATGAATTTTACAAAAATGATATTTGACAAGGATTTGGATCAGAGGTACGATCAATGTTTTAATGAATTTATAAAAGGAGGTGAACGCCATGCAACTGTACACCCACCAAAAGAACGCCCTTAGAAATATGAAAAATGGATGCATCTTGAACGGTGGGGTTGGTTCTGGGAAGTCAATTACAGCTTTGGCGTACTATTATCAGTGTTTCAATGGAGATATTACGACAGATCCGATTACAGAGATGAGTAAGCCTTCGAATCTTTACATCATCACAACTGCTCAGAAACGAGACAAAGGTGAATGGCTTCAAGAGCTTGCTCATTTCTATATGTCTACAGATGGTACGATTGATATTTATGATCATTTGGTTATAATCGACTCCTGGAATAATATTCAGAAATATATTGACATCAAGGATTCATTCTTTATATTTGATGAGGATCGTGTATGTGGGTCTGGCGTTTGGGTAAAAGCATTTTACAAGATTACAAAGAAAAACCAATGGATTATTCTATCTGCGACGCCAGGAGACAGCTGGCAAGATTATATTCCAGTCTTTGTGGCAAATGGTTTCTATAAGAATAAAACAGAATTCGAACGGGAGCATGTAGTCTGGGCTCGGTATTGCAAGTTTCCAAAAGTAGATCGTTATGTTAATACTCGGCGATTAGAACGATTACGAAATTCTATTCTTGTGGATATGGACTTTGAACGACATACCATTCGCAAAAATTTTCATTACCCAGTCGACTATGACCAGGACTTGTATCGACGAGTCATGCGAGATCGTTGGAATGTCTTCGAGAACGAGCCACTTATCAATGCGTCTGAATTATGCTATGTATTACGAAAAGTAGTTAATTCAGATGAAAGTCGTGCTGCAGCAGTTTTAGATATTATGAAGAACCATCCACGTTGTATTATATTCTACAACTTTGATTATGAACTTGAAATTTTGCGTAGTTTGGATTATAGCATAGCCGTAGGAGGCCCTGACGTGACCGTAGCGGAGTGGAATGGACACAAGCATCAGGAAATACCAGAAAGTGCTTATTGGGTGTATTTGGTGCAATATACGGCTGGCTGCGAGGGTTGGAATTGTGTTAAGACAGATACTGTGATTTTCTATTCTCAGAACTATTCTTATAAGGTTTTGGAACAAGCCTCTGGACGTATTGATCGGCTGAATACAGCATTTGTAAATCTGTACTATTATCATCTTGTATCAAAGGCTCCAATTGATATTTCTATTCGTCGAGCACTTGACCGAAAACAAAAATTTAATGAAAGGAAATTTGTAGAGTGGTAGATTTTATTATAATATTAATGGGTTTGGCTTTTGCTGTATTTTTTGGTTTTGCAGCATCTATTGAATGGGCTAATAATACAGAAATTTTTATGTGGAAATTTGGAATATTTTTGTTTTTTATTGGCATAATTGGTTTGGTTATACGTATAATTATATAGAAGAAAGGGGATGGTTTATTGATATGTGTAAAGATTGTGAATATATTATGGTTTGTCCAGTTTCAGAAGTTCATAAACGTAAATCTCCATCTAAACGGTGTGCAATTGATATCTTAGAACATTTAAGAAATAATCATTGTGTCGAGGCGCCCCCCTTTGATTATGGAGATAGAAGAGATTGGGGATGGGAATGATGTCTTTACTTATTGTCATTATTATAATTTATTTTATTGGTGCTATTGTTACTTGTGCAGTTTTATCAGCATTCGTAAAATGCGGAATAATCAATGAAATACCTGAAATTGGGGTTATATTTTGGCCGGGTTTTATAATTACTGTGACGGCAATAACAATTGTAAGAAAAATCTTTAGCATTGTAGAGAAAAGTGTAATTGACTTAATAAAGGAGGAGGAAGAATGAGTTTTATAGAAAACCGATATGATCCGGGTCCTGCAGAAAAAAGACCAAAATGCTCATTTATAAACAAATGTCCTTGTGCAACTGGGTGGTGTAATATTCAAACGCCAAATGAAAATTGTATAGGCCGATTAATTGACATTGCCATTAGAAAGGAGTGATGATATGAACATAAATTGTAAGCATTCTAAAATATGTCCTTGCAAATATAATGGTACTTGTGACGGAACTATTAGAATAGATGTCATTAATACACCTGATATTTATAGGGAAATTCCAGATTATGAGTCTTGTATTTCTAAAATAATAGGACAAACATGCTGTTGTATTGATGGAAATAAAGAAATGAAAGCTGAAACCATAGTAAATAATTCTAAAAAGGATTGATATTTTATGTGTAGGCATGTTAATAAATGTATTTGTTCCATTGATTCATGTAATGACGCCATACCAAATCAGAAATGTCTTGCATTGTTAGTTGATATAGCATATTCTCTTAATAAGCATATAGAAAAGGAGAAAGATACTAAAGAAAATGAATGAACTTGAAAAAATTGTGCAAGATTTACAGGTCTCAGAACAGAATTTAAGTGCTGAAATGCAGGAAATTCGGACAGAAATCATAAAAATGGAACAAAGTATTACTAATCTAGAGGATATTTTATCTAAATTTAGACATCTTTGTTCAGATTTATGTAGGTTTAAGGCTGGGAAAACCTGCAATAAGACTTGTAAACACTGGAAAACTTGTGTTTACGGACACAGTAAATAGAAAGGAGAAACATATGATATTAAGAGACTTATTGTATTATGTAAATCCAGATACATCTTTGAAACTATTTTTTAAAGTATACGACGAACCTGTAGGAATTCAAAAACGAGCAAACGATATAAGCAATAAACTACTTGACTTGAGCGTTGTGGATATATGTGTAGCAAAGCCACCGGAAGTTGGTTTAATAATCGATTTAGTAGATGATTGTGAAAATGGAATAAAGAAGAAGGAGGTTATATTTATGCCGGAATATGATATTGGATGCGAGTTTATAGATGACAAACCAGCTTATTGTACTGGAGTTTGCATTGAGAATATTGCTGGCAACAGATATACTTGTTGCCCACATTTTAAGATGGAAATAATCAAATCAGAGGGAGATAAGGACCAAAATGTTAAAAAAGAAACGCGATATCAATGTAATTTCAGTAAAGGACTCGAGTGGGATTGAGGACGGTCATCGCGCATTTTTAGAGAATTCTAAGGACTTTTCTGGTGATCCAACTTGGGAAAAAGCACTAAAAATGTTCCGTACGCCGTCTTATTATCAACAAAATAAGGCTAAAAATCTGAAAAAATTAGGAAAATTTGAGTAAAAAATTACACAAATCCACTTTTCAAATGTGTGTAATTTGAAGAAAATGTGTGTAATTTGAAGAAAATGTGTGTAATTTTTTGAAGAGATTGAGGAAATTTTTGAAGAATTTTTTGAAGAAAGTGTGTAAATTACACACATTTTTACACAATTACACAAATCCACTTTTCAAATGTGTGTAATTTTTAAGAGAAATTTTGAGGAAAAATGACCAATTTTGGGCTAAAAATGCCTATTTTTGGGTGATTTTGGCCTATTTTTGGGTGATTTTGGTGATTTTTAGGGACCTGCAATTAGAAATTACACAATTACACACTTTTATTTCTATTTATTTATTAAAATTTAATTTATTATATATAATAGTGAAAAAAATGTGTGTAAATGTGTAATTCTGTTTTTTTATGCAAAAATGAGGGTTTTGAATAAAAATAATAAATATTTTAAAGGAGGCGATAAAAATGGGTGTTGATGAGGTAGATTTTAAAGAGGTGCAAGTGTATCTGGATAAGATATTGATTGATGCGATCAAAGCAATTGAAGAATATTGTGTTCACGATATGGAAGCAATTGAAGAATATTGTGTTCACGATATGGAAACAATGGTTGATATATCTGCAAAAACAAATAGATTTGAACGTCGTCATGTGAATGAAAAATGGAAAGAATCTCGGTATACAAGAAAACGCAATAACAACACAGAATATTTTTAGGAGGTGTACCATTTATGCAAGTACTGATGATACTTACAGTAGTAGCAAGTTTTATAATGATAATGTATGGAGTTTATGTTTCAGATCCAATGTGGGTAATCGCTGGTGCATTATTACTTCAAGTCATTTGTAAACTCATTCAGATTATAGTAATGTATTTTCTTCAAAAGGAGGGTTAAAAATTCATATGCGAAAATATATATGCTCTACTATAGGCAGTGAAGAGATTATCGTTAATGTCGATCAGATAGTGGAAATTAAGAAAATGATACGTTATCCGTCAGGAATAAGAATCATCGGATATCTCACCAATAAAGAAAACATTATACTTGGTGAATATAATTCTCAATATGCTCATATTGATGATATTATGCTAGGTATTCAGAATTTTCTTATTGACGATCAAAAACAAATATTTGTTATGTAATAAAATCGTGAATAAAAATTCGCGAAAAAAACAAGGCCTTTAATAGAGAGAGAGTGAAAATGAGCGCGATGGAAACGTCCGCTCTTGCTTTTTCTCTGTTGAATCCTTTCCAGTATTATTTATTATATTCTTAGGAGGCTCAGATGTCAAAGAAAGAAAATGATTTTCAATCGAACATCATCCGTGAAATAAAAAACCGTTTTGTCGGAGCCATTGTAACAAAACTTGACAGTTCTCACACACAAGGATTGCCAGATCTCCTTATTTTGTATAAAGACAAATGGGCCACCTTAGAATGCAAACGTGATGCTGGGGCACATCATCAGCCAAATCAGGATTATTATGTTAAGAAAATGAATGAAATGTCTTTTTCTAGATTCATATATCCTGAGAATAAGGAGGAAGTAATATATGAAATGGAGCAAGCATTCCAATCTAGAGGGTAAACATGCTTTCCTCGGAGCAAGCAAGTATCATTGGTTAAACTATTCTGATGAAAAACTTGTTGATGCTTATAACCGCTATCAAGCAGCACAGCATGGAACTGAACTTCATGAATTTGCTGCACAATGTATTCGTCTTGGACAAAAATTACCAAGATCAAAGCAGACATTGAATATGTATGTCAATGACGCGATCGGCTATAAAATGCACCCAGAACAAATTCTATATTATTCAGATAATTGTTTTGGAACTGCAGATGCTATTGTTTTTCGAAACGGTCTTTTAAGAATTCATGACCTTAAGACGGGTACAATTGCTCCTGGCCACATGGAACAATTAGAGGTTTATGCAGCTTTGTTCTGCTTAGAATATCGAATCAAACCAGGCGAGATTGATTATGAATTACGACTTTATCAGAATGATGAGGTTGTTGTTTACAATCCTACTGTTGAGGACATCGGTCCAATTACGGATAAGATTGTCTCATTCGATAAGATAATAAACCAAATAAAAGTGGAGGAGGATTAGCAATAAAATGAATGGAAGTCCAGTGAACATTCTAATGCATTATGGAATGCCAAGGCGATCTGGACGTTATCCGTGGGGATCTGGGGAGAATCCCTATCAGCATGAATCTAGTTTTTTAAACAGAATTAAAGAACTTCAAGAATCAGGCATGTCGGAGAAGGAGATCGCATCAGCACTCGGTATGAGCACCACACAATTGCGAGTGCAAAAAAGTATTGAAAGAAATCAGTTACGAGCTGATCTTGTTGCAACTGCTCGAGGGTTGCAAGAAAAAGGGTATAACACAACTGAAATAGCTCGTATGATGGGTTATAACAATGAATCCTCTATTCGATCTTTATTAAAAGAATCATCAGAGGTAAAAATGCATGCAGCGCAAGCCACTGCAGACTTTTTAAAGTCACAAGTAGATAGCAAAGGCATGATTGATGTCGGTGTTGGTGTTGAGCGAGAGCTTAATATTAGCCGAACAAAAATGGATCAAGCTATTGCAATTCTACGAAATGAGGGTTATGAATTATATGGTGGTAGTATGCCACAAGTGACTAATCCAAATCAAGTGACCATTCTTAAAGTGCTTTGTCCTCCTGGTACTGAACATAAAGAGATTTTCAATTATGATCAGATACATAATGTTGGTGAAGAATATACATCTCATGATGACGGTGAAACATTTGACAAATTTGTTTATCCTAAAAGTATGAATTCTGATCGACTTGCTATTCGTTATGCCGAAGATGGTGGATTGCAGAAAGATGGATTAATTGAGATTCGAAGAGGCGTAGATGATTTAAGTTTGGGTAATGATCATTATGCACAAGTTCGAATTCTTGTTGATGATAATAAATATGTCAAAGGAATGGCAGTTTATTCTGATAATCTTCCGGATGGTGTTGATGTATTGTTTAATACTAACAAGACTAAAGATAAATCTAAGCTTGAAGTATTAAAGGACATCAAAGATGATCCAGAGAATCCATTTGGTTCAGCTGTTAAACAGAATGGTCAAAGTTATTATGAAGATGAAAATGGTAATAAACAACTTTCGCTTATAAATAAATGTAGAGGCGAAGGAGATTGGGAAGATTGGGCAAAGAAAGTACCATCTCAATTCTTAGCAAAACAAAATATTAAACTTGCAGAGAACCAATTAAAGTTAACAGCATCAGATAAAGATGCTGAGTTTGCAGAGATTAAATCTTTAACAAATCCAACTGTTAAAAAAGCATTACTTGAGTCTTTTGCAACTGACTGCGATGCAGCAGCTGTTCATTTGAAAGCAGCAGCACTACCTCGTCAAAGGTATCAAGTTATTATACCATTGACTACAATCAAAAATACTGAAGTATATGCTCCAAATTTTAAAGATGGAGAAAAAGTTGCACTCATTCGTTTCCCTCATGGTGGAACGTTTGAGATTCCAATCCTTACGGTTAACAACAAAAATGCA